GCACATGGATACTTTGGTAGACTCATTTTCCAATACGCTTCATTCAACAATAGCCGTAGCCTTCATTTCTTTCTTGCTGCTTGGCCCGTTGTTGGTATTTGGTTTGCTGCTTTGGGCGTTTCGACCATGGCTTTTAATCTTAATGGTTTCAACTTTAACCAGAGCATTGTCGAAAGTGAAGGACGTGTTATCAACACTTGGGCGGACATCTTGAACCGCGCTGGTCTTGGTATGGAAGTAATGCACGAGCGTAATGCTCACAACTTCCCACTGGATCTTGCAACACATACTGCTCCATCCATTGGGTAGTAATTTAGTTCAAGGGGCACCTCAGAGTCGGACCCCTTGTCCATTGGCATCAAGCCCGTACGCGGATACCTTGCTGCCGTCATGACGGTGGGATAGACCACAATTATATAACAACTAAATAACTCAAAGCGCTTTGAGATAATGTAAATCTTTTATCTCTTTTTTTTAAAACAATGACTGACATTAATGTATCCGGCCTTTATGGCGGTACTCCTTCTCTAGCGACGACTCTTGCCGGCGCTTATGATCCCGGTGTACAAACCGGTAAATACTCTACTTATCTGAAACTGTTCAGCGGTGAGCTTTTCAAGGCTTATCAGAACAAAACTATCGCTCGTGAGCTTTGCACCCGTCGTACCCTGACCAAGGGTAAGTCGATGCAGTTCATCTTCACCGGCGGTCTTGAGGCTTACTACCATCAGCCTGGTAGCCCGATCCTGGGTGCAACCACGGATGGCGGTACTACGGCTAACCAAATGCCTGTGGCAGAAAAGACCATCGTGATGGACGACCTGCTGGTTGCTAGCACCTTTGTGTACAACCTCGATGAACTGCTGGCTCACTACGATCTGCGTGGTGAAATTGCACGCAAGATTGGTTATGCACTTGCTAACTCCTACGACCAAAAGATCTTCCGTGCTGCAGCACGTGCTGCTCAACAGCCTCGCGCTGTAACCGGTCAAAATTCCGGCGCTACCATTGATATTGCTTACACCAACCGTCGTGGTCAAGCTGGTCACTCTGCGGCCATGGTTGAAGCTTTCTTCGCTGCTGCACAGCGCTTCGATGAAACCAACGTGCCCGCTGATGGTCGCGTTGCCGTATTGGCTCCTCAGAGCTACTACAACCTGATCACCCAGGTGAGCAACAACGTCATCAACCGCGATGAAGTTGGTGATGCCCTGCAAAGCGGCAACGGTGTATACAGCATCGCTGGTATCAAGATCCTGAAGTCCAACAACCTGCCTAGTGCAACTGTTGGTCATACTGATGGTGAAAACAACGATTACGCTCACACTGCTCGCAACTTCCAAGGCATTATCATGCACAAGGATTCCGTTGGTTGTGTTGAAGCAATCGGTCCCCAAGTTCAAACCACCTCTGGTGATGTCTCCGTGATGTACCAAGGTGATCTGATCGTGGGCCGTATGGCTATGGGTGCTGGTACCCTGAACCCTGCTGGTGCGATTGAGATTGTTGCTGGCGGCGGCACAAGCAATGCCACTCTTGCTGCTCGTACTGAAACTTCTTCTCTTAACGAGATCATTGTGGTCTGATCCAATTCAGTTTCTCTTCTTTATGGGAGTCTCCTTAACCGGGGGCTCCCTTTTTTTATATCCATTACTACGATATGCCTTCTCCTACACCTCCCGTGTCCACCGAACTGGATGCAATAAACCAAATACTTAGCTCTGTGGGACAGGCCCCTGTCACCACGTTGGATATGCAAAACCCCGAAGTTGCTATTGCGCTTGACACACTACGATCAACTTCAAAAGAAATTCAAATGGAGGGTTGGTCGTTTAATACTGAGCGACACGTAACATTAACTCCAAACTCTACTACTAAAGAAATTGCTTTTCCTGTGGATGCTCTTGAAGTAGACACCAATATCGACTATCACCGGGACAACTACGATATTGTTCGTCGTAATGGAAAGCTCTACGACAAACATAGTCACTCGTACCAGTTTGATGAACCACTGGTTTGTGACATTGTGTCCTATGTTGCTTTCAACGATGCACCGCCTACATTTCAAGCCTATGCCATTAACAGAGCTGCACGACTGTGTGCAGTCAAGATGGTTGGTGATCTAGAGATCTATGGCTTGCTTGAGCAGCAAGAGGCAATGACTCGTACTGCATTTCTTGAATACGAGACCCGTCAAGGAGATTACACGATGTTTGGTTTCCAAGATGGGCAAAATCATTATGTAAGTTATCAACCATTTAATGCACTTAGCCGATGACCGCAATTTCACAAAAGGTACCCAATTTTTGGCAGGGTATCAGCCAACAACCTGATAGTAAAAAGTTTCCCGGTCAAGCAAAGGACCTTGTGAACGGTTACCCTAACTTTGCTCTTGGTCTTCAAAAAAGACCGGGTGGTGAGCATGTATGCGCATTGCCGCAGGCATATACTGGTACTAGCTCAAGCAAGTATCATCATATCTTTAGAGACAAGGTAGAAAAATATATCCTGCAATTTCATCAGGAAACACAAAACAACATAACTTTGCCTAACATCAAGGTGTGGTTGTTAGACGATGGTATTCCTAGGTTTGTAGATAAAAGTGAATTGTTTGGTGATCAATTCTCCACATTACAACAGGAAAGACATCACATCGCTTTTAGTGGTACCCCAAGCTCTCAAGCTAATTATACAATTGATATTAACAATGAGGAGCATCTGGGAACTGTTAGTAATGTCAGCACTGTCCAAGACTTTGTGACAGCGTTAAAGAATTTAAATTTTAGCGGCATTCAATTTCTTGCTCCGCAAAGCAACAGCGGAGACGAAGTTGTTATTCAATATGATTACAACCTTTCTGGTAATTCAATTAGCATTAGCTCTGACCTTCAAAATGATACGTTCAGTGCAATTATTACTGAAGAAGGAGGTTCTGACGCTAGGCCACAGCTTTTATCGGATAGTTATTTAATTAATCTTATTGCTACTACCACAAATGGTGTAACTACTGGATACCAACCAACTTTGTATACTGCTGCTCAAGAGTTAAATGAATCTGGGAAAACTTACCAAGCAGCCCAGAAAGCTTATGCTTTAAAAAAACGAGAGTACTCTGAAATTGCATCTGATCGAGAGCAAACAGTATATTTTAAAATCTCCAACGATTACGATAACGGTACTCGAGACCAAGCAATTGTAGATGGTGTCATCTTGCAAAACTCTGTGTATACCTACTACAGAAATGGTTCTGTATCTACTGCTCCTACTGGTAAAACGTACAGCATTGGTAACGATCGCACAGATGAGTACCCTTGGTTTACTGGTGTCGAGTTGTTTGAACTAGTTGAAACTGCAAATGTAGTCACAAATCCTGTGTTAACTGCAACTGCAGAGTACACTACTCTTCAATCCGCAGAAGCTGATTACATATCTAAAAAAACTGCACTTAATGACGTTTGGATTAACTACACAAACGCGCTTAATAGTATTGATTATTTTAACGATATAAGGTCCTACACTGACTATGGCATTACAGCTATACCTGATAATTATTTTACTGGTGCCACAGCTGACGACATTGAGTTTCTCACGGATGCTGATACAACGTACGTCTTGAATAAAGCTAAGACCGTTGCTTGGGATGAAACAAGTATCACACCCGAGGTTGGTGACGATGCTTTAATCAGCATCAACATTGTAGATGGTACTGCTAATGTCTACAATCTTAAGTATGAATATAATACACCAAATGGTATTCCAGTAGCGGTGAATTGGGTAGTAAGTACAGCCCAAAGTACTTTAGCAGCACTACAAAAAACATTTACTAATCTTTCTTATTTCACGCCTAGTGTTGGTAGTACATGTCAGTTAAACTTTCTTTCTACAATTGTCTCTAGCTCTGGTGCTGCTGTAGGTCAACCTGTTACTTATACTATTAATTTTGATGGTGTAGCTTATTCAATTTCATCTGAGTCAACTGATGCAGCCGTAGTTGGACAAGCTTTGGTTGACAAATTAAATGAAGATGAAAACATTAATGCCGAACTCGGTGATGTTAATACTAATGTTTACATCTTTGTTTTTAAAAGCGAGATGAATCCCGCTACAGTTTCAGTAACTTTTGAGCGCACTGATTGGCAAGGAGCCACCAGCAGTCAAACAATTAGCAAGACCAACACAATTACTGTCAACAAAACTAGGACTCCCAACGCTACTCCTCCCACTCCTCTAGAGCGTGAGTCTGCAGTAACCTTTACGTTTAATAATAGCTCTATTTCTAGGACATTTAGTTTCACGATCCTGGAATCTACAGTTCACGTTAAGTTTGGCGAGCATTCTAACAACAACAATAATTTTGAGTGCACCATTAGTGACAACTCCCCTGCTAATTATCTAAGTCTAATTCAACACGAAACTTCGGCTCTTACGTCACTACCTTTGTACGGTAAGCACGGTTATAAAGTTAAAATATACAACTCTGCAGAAGTTGATATTGATGACTTCTGGATGGAGTTTAGTGTAGAAAACGAGAACGAAGATTTTGGTCTTGGTAATTGGGTTGAAACCAGCGCACCTGGCATCTACACCAAGATAGATCCAAAGACTATGCCGCATGTATTGTTTCGGCAAGCAGATGGTACGTTTGTTCTTAAACCGCACACGTGGGATGAGCGTAGTGTTGGTGATGATGTAACCAACGAAGCACCAAGTTTTATTGGTAAGAAGATCAACAATATGTTCTTCTACAGAAACCGTTTTGGTGTTCTTGCTGGTGACAGCATCGTTATGACTCGCGCTGGTGACTTTGAGAACTTCTTTAACAAGTCTGCAATGGCTGCTGCGGATGATGACCCTATCGACATCCAGGCATCTTCTACGGCCCCTGTAGAGCTTGTATATGCAGGTTCCAGTGCTGTTGGTCTTGTACTGTTCGGTACCACGGAGCAGTTCCTGCTGACTACTGATTCAGATTTGTTGTCTCCAGCAACTGCAAAAATTAACTCCCTTAGTAAGTTTGCTGTACGCGAAGATCTTAAGGCACAATCTTTTGGTGCAACAAATGTTTTCTTTTCTTCTACCGATAGGTATTTGAAAACGTTTGAGATGATCGATATTACTAATACCGGGTCCCCAAGGATTGTTGAACAAACTATTCAAGTACCAAAACTATTGCCTGCGGATTTAAATACGGCATCCTCTTCACCATCTAACTCACTTTTGAGCCTTGCAAAGAAAGAAAGTACTTCAATGTACCACTTTAAGTACTATCGTACTG